CATTGGTGTCACACCTTCTCATCGTCTGCTTCCTCCACGCTGTGTCTGCACTAGCATCATCAGCGGTAAGTCGAGCCAGAAGAACTTTATTTCGTACTTCCAGACGCTCTACAACAACCGAATTAACGTTGGTGAGGTGATCACATCGACTAAATTCGTTCAGAAGTCCTTCAACGAGAGGGACCCCATGACGGGTGCAGACGGTGCCAAGATCAACTACAACGCTCTGGAATTTAAGGACCGCCCCGCTCAAAATGACGAGGAGCGCAAGCTTATCGAAGACATTTCGGCGTGGCTCGAGGGTGGTTCAGGAGACTTGGTGGCATCTGCTCTACGTAGTGGTATCCCCGGCTCTAATCTGGTCGAGCTTCCTCTGGGAGAAGATCACGGGGCGATTAAAGAGGCCTTCATCGAAGCCAACCCCAAACGATTAGAGGGCGCAGCTCCGGCTGGACTCGCCTCTCTCCCTGCTGGTGCTGGTATGCCGGGGGCAAAAACCGAGGAATCGGAACCGCCCACTGCTAAGAAAGCAGCTCCGAAGAAGGACCTTAGCGAAGAGCAAAAGGCGGCGCTCAAAGCAGCGGGTCTAGATTTTTGACATAGACGGGTGAGTCAAAGAGGGAGCGTCTCGGCGCTCCTTTTTTTGTGCCTACAGATCCAATAAATCACCGAAGGATGGCAGGTGCACCCCATAATTCACACAATACTTTATGATGTTCTCAAGGATTTTGCCGCGAATCAGATAGTTTGCATATACAATTCCAAGGATCTCTCGCGCCTCCTGAGGGTCAAGCTTCTCAAACCCATCCAAAAAAGCACGGTGAGTGAAACTCTGTTCAAGAGTTAGGTGCGATTTAAGTTTATCCAGTAGTTCTTCAGCCATGTCCAGCTTTTACACCGTACCTCGATATATTTTCGATCCTATCGGGAATTCTGGGCTTATTGATGGTGTAGTTCTGCTGCCCTGTGACTTCAGCGGGCAACTAGAAAAACAGATCAGACGAATGGGATTAAACGACATCGTAACGAATAACAACGAAGAAAATATCGTAGACCTTGACTGGTGGATCACTCAGAAAGACCAGGCTGACTGGGTCGTAGCAATCACACAAGGCATGAAAGACTACACAAAGTGGATAACAGAGTGTGGGCTACAGGCAGCAAGAAAAGGTGTGTGCATATTAGATCGATTAACGTTCTTAGAGCCCACGCGGGCAAGAGAAGATTTCTTACAGGACTCTTCTCTCACAAACATTAAGATCTTGAGTCCAAGGCCTTCATTCCGTGCAGATGGTACTACTGCGAAAGACCCTGTGACTTCAGCGTGGTTTGTCTTTCAGAAACCAGGTGCGGCCGCTGTAAATACACAGATAGATTTCGAAGTAGGCTGGCACCGCCCTCAAGACCTTAAATTGTGAGCAAGCGTCTGTACAAGCAGCTCGACAACTTAATTGAGCTCCAAAAAGAACAGAACGTACTGTTAGATAAAATTAGTGCGTTGCTTGTAAGCCAACAGCTGCTCACTGAGTGTGTTGATTATCAGGGTAACGTCCGTAGCCCAGAAGAGTGTGCAGACATTACCATTGAGGGCTTTTCTGCTGCTCTGTGTCTCATGTCAGAGATGGAGCAACGCAACAGAGCTTATCAGTATCAAAAACAAGAATTCTTCCTGGACGATGAAGATGATGAAGATGAAGACGATAATGACGGAACTATAATCTCGAGTTCGTTCTAAGCTAATGGAGAATTGACACTTTTATTGTGTCCGATACACGAGTAACGGTTAACGGTTTAAGGCACTACGTTTGTAATGGCGTCCCCAAGCCACTACCTTCTGTAACCTCAATCCTGAGTGCTACACAGACTGAGGCTACAAGAGCAAAGCTTGCTCACTGGAATGCCCTAAATCCTGGCGCAGCAGATGCCGCTGCTACTAGAGGAACGTGGATACACAACAGTGTTGAAGATTACTTGAGGGGGCTTCGTGTCATCCCATCCGAGCAGTACAAACCCTACTGGGATGGGGTGCCTGAACTCCTAGATGAGTTACTAGAAGGTGGTCGAGTTCTCTGGTCTGAGAAACCTTTTAATCAGCCACGCTGGGCAAGATACGTCGGCGACGACGGTGTAGGTCGAATTCATTACTACGACGAAAAGACTGGTCACGGTTATGCAGGTTGCTGTGATTTGATCTACATGAACTCAAACGCTGAGATAATCTTGGCTGATTTCAAAACCAGTAATGGACCTTACTCGGCTCGATTCCCAAACAAAAGCCATAACATCGACGAAAGAACTAAGAAAGCCTTAATCTCAGGCGTATTTAAAACAAAGAAAACAAGGCTTCAACTTGCTGCTTATAAAGCTGCTGCAGAAGCTTGTTTAGGAATTAAAATCGATAAGACTCAAATTATTGTTACGACAGCTATTAAAGAATTCAACACGCAAATATTCACCTTCGGCCCGGAGGAGGTTGAAAAAGACGAAGTAAGTTGGTTCGAAGTTGTTAAACAGTACTACGAGTTAAATCCGACAGCGTAGAATCAGGTCCACCAGACCGCAGCCTGGGAAAGGGTTCTTCACTTTTTCTTAGGGTCAAAACCCCTGAAAACAGGCCATACTAGAGACGCTCAGCGACATCCCATGAAGTTCATTTGCTCTGTAAACCTCGGGGTGGTCCCTCACCTGCACCCTGAGCTGGGCAAGATTGCCGATGGCGGGAACTTCGCAGCCTTCAACTCGGGTTGGGAATCATGCGAGCTTGCTACGGATGAGCTCGCTGAAGTCTTAGGTAAACAAGCTGGCCTCTGCGCTTGGCATCTTCAGGACGGAAAGCGTCAGAAGAACGCAACCGGTGTTGTACAAGCTGGTTTAATAATTGTCGATATTGATAATCAGGCTGACTATAAAGACCAAGATGGTAATAAAGTACAAAAACAAGAATTAACTGTAGAGCAGGCTCTAAACCTTGATATCTGTAAAAAGTACCTGACGCTTGGGTATTACTCGCCGTCGACTAAAGAAGGTTGGCCTAGGTTTCGGTTGGTATTCGGGCTTGAGAAACCCATCATCAATGCGGGCCTCTACCAGTGGTTCTGTAAGCAAATTTATGCGCAGATTCCTGGATCTGACGTCAGAGCCACGACGGTTCCTAATCTTTTTTACGGGCCTAGAAACCAAGACGCAATTTTCGCAACGCCTGGCCGTTTCATTCCTACCGAAAAAATCAACGAAGCAGTCCGCGCTTTTGCGTCACTTCCTACAGAAGAGGCAGATTCGGGCGATCCAGTTGAGTACTTGACCCAGCCGACCATCCGTGAAAACGGCATGGACCTCGAGCGCTTAGTTTCTAACACCGTGCGCTCGGTACTCGACGGAGAAGAAGTAGGCGATCGTAGCTCGACGATGGCCGCCGTCTTTAAAGAGCTGCTTGGGTGGTCAAACTGGTGTTCAGCAAATGAGATAGCTCTGTGCGTTCAGCCATTGACGTTAGCACACAGTGCGTTCTATAATATCTATGGTTACCCGCATGACATCGATGGAAAGTTCGATCGGATCCTAAATTCCATCCGCAACCCTGAGGAACTACAGCCTGCTGTCTCCCTGGCGTCGGAACTCGGTGAACTAGGAACCTGGAAGAAGATCAGACGTATCAGTCGGTCTGTCTTTGATACACATGCTTCGTTCGAGGTAAAGGAAGCTTTAGCTCAAGCAAAACGAGAGGCAGCCGTCAACGCTGTGCTCGACATGTCTGAGTTTGACCTGAGCTCTCAACCGGAACAAAAAACAACATCAAAATCAACAACAAAAACTAAAGACATGAATACACCTTCGACACCCACGCAGCTCGTCAACCTTCAGGGTGGTACAAAAAACAGAGAGTTCTCTGAAAATGATGTCGCAGACATTATCGTCACAAACCAAGGAGATCAATTTATATACGATAGTTACTTAGATCAGTTTTATCACTACGATGAAGATCAAGACGTTTGGTATCATCAAGATGAACAACATATCAAACGCAGAATTGTAAAGGCACTAGACTCCTTCGTCACAGCTGGTGTGCTGTCTAAGTACAACGCGGCGATGATTAACAGTGTCTTCTCGATCCTGAAGGCAAAACTTCTTAAATCCGCAGACGGCGGTCGTCGAAGCATCTGGACAAAGTCTCGTGGTTACATTCCTTTTAGGAATGGAGTCTTAGATACCACCACGCTTGAATTTGAAGAGGGTAGGCGTAAGGAGTTGTATCTGCGTCACAAGCTCCCGTACGAGTATGACGCTAAAGCGCAGTGTCCTGAGTTTATGCGTTGGATCACCTCCGCACTAGACAAGGGGCAAGAGATCTTGATTCAAGCTTTTGCTCGCGCACTTCTGACTGGCTACACGGCGGGTGAGAGGTTCCTGCACCTTGTAGGTCCCGGTGGAACCGGTAAGTCGACTATGCAGCAGCTTATGGTCGCTCTTGCTGGGTTCCACGGTACTCACACGTCAAGTCTCGAGGTTATTGAGACGAACAAGTTTGAGAGCTACAACCTAATCGGCAAGAAACTTTTGCTGCTGACGGATGAATCGAACTACAACCGTCGTATGGACGTCTTGAAGAAACTGACGTCAGCTTCTGATACCCTCCGGGCTGAGAGAAAGTACGGCAAAGAAATTATTAGCTTCAAACCGGAGTGTCTGGTTTGCATAGCCAGTAACGAGCACATCACCTCTAACGATTCCAGTAGCGGTCTTGAGCGTCGCCGTCTGACTATCCTCATGGATAAAGTCGTCGATCCCAGTCTGCGGAAGGAGCTGATCAGCGTTTTTGATGACCGTATAGAAGGCGCTTTTGTGCCTGAGATGAGCGGGATTGTGACGTGGGCACTTGCAATGCCTTACACCACGATGAAGGACGTCTTGGCAAACCCAACTAAACACGTCCCCTCCCTCAACCGTACGAACATAGAGGCTCTTCTGTTTAACAACCAGTTCGTTGCATGGCTCCACGACTGCTGCTTATACGCTCCCAACAGCGTCACGCCTGTCGGACAGGGAGCACGCAAACCAAATACTGACGAGGCCGAAAAAGGGATGTATGTCGCCAATGCTTATGGTGCTTTATATCCTAGCTATGCCAACTTCTGTAAGGCCTGTGGTTATAAGCCAGCTGCAAAGCACCGTTTCGTTGAACGCACTAAGGAAGCTTTAACCAATATCCTTAAGCTTCCGAACGTAAAAGTAGTGTTAAACGATGGCATACCTGGGATAAAAGGGCTCCGTATCAAAGCTTTTGACTTACAATCCGATCGTGCAGCTAAAGGTCCTGATCGACTCCCCTCCCCTGTGGAGTTTGCTCAGGATATGAACAACACTCGCTGGGACACAGCTTTCCAGAAACATGATCCGCTTAAATCCTAATCTCGCACTGGCGGTAGCAGCCTCCGCTGCTGTCGGTATTACCACGGCTGTTATGGCGCCCCAATTCCTGGGCTTTTCTTTCGCTTTTGCCGGAGGCCTTATAGGCGGGGCTGGGATTGGGCGTGAGCGTGCCCTAAGGCAGCGGCAGAATGACGAAACATCAACGAGGGTGACCTCGTGCTTCTCTGCACTCTACGAGGCAAATCGCGGAATTGTAGACCCCATGCAGCTGGGTGTGCTCGCAAACATCCCAGGCGAGCGTGCTCACGCGTTTTTAAATGGATTAGCTGAAACAACCAACGGGCAGAAGATCACCGTCAAGCAAGGAGCCGGTGTGGTCTTCGCTTTCCCGCACTCGCAATCTGCTCTAGACGAACTGACCGCTAACGCTCGTAAGTGGGCAGAGGCTCAGACGCAACAGCTCAGTGCCGAATTGAGTCAGCACAAGCAGGCACTTCAATATATTCAACTCCAGCAAGCGGCGGCCACAATGCCAAAGTCTCCTGCTCCGATCTCCGAGCCAAGCCCTTGGGAAAACGTCAATCCGTAAACATCTGTGGCTGAACTAAGAACCAGGAGACTCTCCGCAGATGGATACAATGTTGGTGAGGCAGGAGCTATTGCAGCTCTAGATGACCTGTACGCCAATAACAATGAAGGCTTGCAGCGCCTTGCTGACAGCTAGTAGTCCACGTCTCTACTGCGGAAGGTAGCGGAGAAAATCCCAGCCCTTGAGCGAGGGGTCTCCCGATTCCTTGACCGCTCTCACAACAGTCGGAAGCTCACGACCAAGACGGTACCCGATTGAACGAGCAATCTGCCGATGCTCAGCTTGAGTGTCGTCTTTGCCACGCAGGCCCACATAATGGATAAACGAGCGAACTGTTCCGCTCATGTGCATACGTGTAGGTGTGTATAACGGGAGGATGTTCCGTGCGCATTCTCTCGCCACGCCGGCCTCAAGCATCTCGTTATAAAGACCTTGAATCTGACTGTCAACGATCTCCAGTCTCTCCCAGAACGATTCACACATATAGACAGGCAGCCGGTCGACGCTGCTCTGTCGATTTTTAGAAGCTTGGAACCTAAGTTCAAACTGAAAGGGCTTTTCCTCCAGGTCGAGAGTCTCGCTAGGTGCACAGTAGCGCTGACTCAGTTCTTGAAATACAAAACTTCTATGCCTCAGGACTTGAGGAGAAATAGCCCGAGTAGTCGATATCTCAAAACTGGCAGACGCCTGTTCGAAAACAGACCAGTGTCCGTGTTTAATACAGTAAGCTAATAGCTTTTCGTACTCATCACGATCAGGATCTTTTGTAGATACTCTGGCGTGCCTTGCGATGACTTTTTCCGCATCTGGCGTGATCCAGTCAAGATCAGCAGTATGCAGTTGCATTAGCTACGGGGAAAAGTCTGTTGATATCGCAATCTAGCAGTGATCTCACTCGGATTCGAGACCATACGAGCAATATCCTTAGGTCCAAAACCAAGACGCATACCGGCTAGGCGCAGGCTATCGGCTTGAGAGTGCATCATTTAGTAGCCTTACCGGGAAGTTGCAGGGGCAGAGTCCCTCCAGTGTTATAGCTCTGAGGAATCATCGCCATAGTTGGATCAGGCGCATTCAAGAAGTTCTGCTGTGGCAACGATGTAAGAATCTTCAGCTGATTACGAAGCTCAGGGTTCAGCGTGTTCTGAGTTTTTACTAGGTACTCCCCCTTGCTCATGTCAGCAGGACGCTCAGGGATAACTAAGTTGTCGCGATGGTTGTATCCAGCAAGCCCCGTCAACTGTTGGCTAGGGACAATATTGCTGGCTTGGGCATCTGTAGGTCCCACGGGCTCGCGGGCGTACTCTCCCCGATCACGTTGATACTGCGAATAAACACGATTTACATTATCGAGCTGAGTTGCGCGGTTTAGCTCGATCGTCTCGGGTGTGTTCTGATAAAGTGCAGGAACACCTGTTGCAGAGCTGCCAAGGGGCTTAACTCGACCAGCCATCGGGCCGAGACCGCCGGGGCGCTGTAAGAAGTTAGGACCGTTCATAGTTTTATCTTAGCTCAATCAGGGTTTCTGGTTCGATTGCGCGAAGCATCTATGGCTCTAAGATTTGAAGGATTGTTGTTATGAGGATTCCCATCTTTGTGATCGACGTCCTTGCCATCGCCCTTACGGACCCTACCGTTGCGTTCCATAAAGCGCCGAGCCTTATTACGCGCAGCACGGCGCTTTTTTACTTTTTCTGTACCATCATAGTTCTCATATTCTTTTTTATAATCTCTCTTATACGCCATCAGCTTACTAAGTTTTTACAATTCTAACCCAGCTACAAAAAGGTCAGACACGCTAAGTCCACGTTGGGCTACCGCGTGGCGGCAAAACTCAGTGATATCAGCTTGAAATCGCTGAAACAAGCCGGTATAACAACCAGTACCCGGAGCATAAAAATCATACAAAGCATCTAAAAAGTCCGCTTTGCTCTGCTCGTCATGAACACTCCAGTTTTCAAGGATTTTCTGGTAGTCGAACTGAGCAGCCGGCATGGGAGCTA